CTCAAATCGCAGCACTTCAAGCGCGCATCGAAAATCTGCAGTTCCAACTCGACGCGCTCGAGAACTTTGTTCACTCCGACACATTCCACGAAATTGTGGAGTCAAAATTCGACGAGTCCAAGTTCGACGATCTCGCGCAAGAGGCTGTCGAGCGCGCCGTCGAAAACGCTGATCTCCGCATCTCAGTGAGGTTCTAAAATGGACTCCTTCATCCAACACACAGCCGGAGGTGTGCTATTCTCCGGCCCCGACGCCATACGCCTCCAGCAAGCCATCACCCTCCGCTCTGCGATCAAACTCTATCGCTCATGTGGAGTCATCCCAACTCGCGGGATGGGCATTACCAAAATGCTTGCCCTGACCACCAACATCACTGGCAAAAAATACAAACGCACCCAGACCGAGGACGCCATGCGCGACCTCCACATCTGGATTGAAACCATGAAATCAGCCCTGCCAATCTTCGAGGAGCATCTACAATGAGCAAAAAGCAATTCAACTCCATCGCCAACGCCCTCCGCGCTGCGCGGCCCCACATGACTCCAGATGCCTACCTCAACCTTGTGGACGAGATGTCTTACATTTGCAGTCAAGCATCCAGCACGTTCAAACCAGATCGTTTCAAAGACGCTTGCTTTGAGGAGTCAGAGGCATGATCGAACTCGAGATCGACCCTCACGCCTTACAGGAGGTCTGCAGGCTCATGGGCTTCTACATGGAAGACTGCCACCAACTCGACGCAGCTCTTCTCAAAGAAGCCCTGTCCGAATTCCAATCTGCGCTCGACGATTATGCCGAGCGCCAATACATCCTGCGCACAACATACTAGGAGCCCCAATGCAAACCTTCTTACCCTACGCTGACTTCACCCAGACCGCCCGTTGCCTCGACCGCCAACGCCTCGGCAAACAGCGCGTCGAGACTCTCCAAATCCTCAACGCCCTCACCAACCCCCGCTACGGCTGGCAGTCACATCCCGCCGTCAACATGTGGCGCGGCTGCACACAACTCCTCTGCACCTACGGCATCGAGATGTGCCGTGAGTGGCTCAAGCGCGGCTACGAGGACAACACCGGCCCCAAAATCGCAGCCTTCTTCGACTCCTCCGACTCCAACCCCGCCAAACCCTATTGGCTCGGCCTTGAGGCAGTCCACGCCTCACACCGCTCCAATCTTCTCCGTAAAGACCGATCTCACTACGCTCAATTCAATTGGACAGAGCGTGATGACCTTCCCTACTTCTGGCCGGTCTAACGACCGCCCTGTCACCTTCACACTACATAGGAGCCAAATATGTCTACTACACACGCCAACGTCTCCCTCATGGGCTTTGACTTCGAACTCGAAATTGAAATCCAAGTTCGCTCTTTCGGCACCGCCCAGTCCGGCCAGTTCAACGGGCCCCCTGAGAACTACGACCCAGGCTCCGAGCCTGACTTCGACATTGTAACTCTCGTCCTGCGACTCGACGGCCTCGGCCCAGCCTTTGAGGCAACAGGCGAACTTTTCTACACCCTCTCATCTCTCCGTTCCGTAGATGACGCGATCCTCGACCACATCGTTGAACTGGAAGAACAACACGAAGACGACGAGTGGGACGACATCGCCTACTCCCGCGAGGACTATCGTGAACGCGACGAGATGCGCCAGCGCGCACATGACGCCTGCTGGGAGGACTAATCCATGCACTTCCTTGCGCTCCTCTTTTTCCTCTCTGCCACAGTATCGTGGCTCCTCTTTTGGAGCCTCTTTTACTTCTTCTTCAACTTCTCCCTCATCCTCTCCTACACATGTTTTTGGAGCCCCGACGAACGCAAACGCTACTGCCCTAACGGGCTCTTTTCCGCCATACTCCACAACAAATAGGCCGCATCCAGCGCACAACTTTGTGATTGACTTAGACCCACCGATATGCTATTATACCTTATTAATCAGGAGCTTAACCAATGCCACGTATTCCAGCACATTCCGCCACAGTCTATTCAGCAGGTGACAAAATCCATCTCCACCTTCCAGCCCCCAAAGGCTACACTTCCGAGCTAACCTTCCCCGCTACCACCGAAGGCGCTGAGTCTCTCTTGCGTGTCCTTCGCCAGCGCGAGGTCTACTCCTACACCCATCCAGTCGCCATCGCGCAGCCGTCCATGCCGATCCAATACGTCGTGGACGCTTGGCAGCGCTCAACCCCCGACGCCGCCACCAAACTCGAGCGCGCAAAGCAACGCGCCGATGCCGAGCGATTCAAGCACAAAAGCAAGGAGGATCAGTTAGCCGAACTCGACGCACTCTTAGACCTCACCTTCTGACCCACTCTCTACTCAGTATTCAATGGGCCTAACGTGCCCTAACCTAAAGGAGCCTATCATGTCATTTGCCCAGATCATCGCACGTCTCGAGTCCATGAACGCAGAGATCTCGCTCTTCCGTTCTTCATACCAGTATTCAGATGACCGCTGGACTGCAGCCATCGAGATCAAACACGAAGCCAAAGACCTGCAGCTCAAAGCTCGCGGGACGGGTGGAGATGTTGAGGACGCACTACAGGCCGCTTGGGGCAAGGTCGAGGCCATCGTCAACACCCTCACCTTCTCCAAAGGCTTCGAGATCCCTCTCCTGTCAATCGACGCCACCCCAGAACGCGAGATCAACTTCTAAGGGCCCGTCATGTCCATGTCCCCCATCGTCTCCCAATACCTTGCAGCCGTGGACGCTCTATGCGTCCACCCCACCAACTCCAGCCCTGACGCAAAGCTCGCACTCTACCGCCGCCTCATCGCCCAATGGACTCGTTCCCTCAACGACGTTGAAAAACGTGGGAAAGCTGGGCGCTTTTCTAAACTCGAAATTGCCGAAATCATCGACGAGATGATGGAGCGCATCCGTGAACTCAAAGGATATAACCATGTCAACTCCTGACCACATCCTCAAAGACGCTGGGCTTTTCGCATACCAGAAAACCCACGACTTTCTCAAAGATCAGTTCGATCTTCACGAGTCCAATCCTGACGTTCTCGCGGTCGCATCGATCAACGCTATTCAAGCTGGCTTTCTAATGCTTTGCATCGCGTCTTATGCCGCCACAAAGCACAAGCACCCCGTCGCTATCACGCTCGCCATGATTACCGATGTGCTAAAGCAAAGCGGCCCCAACATCGAAGCGGCCCTTGAAGCCGCCGAGATCTTCACCAACACCTACCCAACCCCCCAATAGGCACAACACGCCCACAACCTCACAGGAGCCACTACCATGCCCATACACCACGCCCCCCTTGTAGGCGCACACTTCCGCCCACCAGCCAAGGCGCTACTGGCAAGTCTTCCCGCCGGACATCCTCTCGAGCTTCGTCCCGAACCCGAGAACCCATATGATCCCAACGCCGTCGCCGTCTGGCTCGACACCAAGACCTTACCATCCGAGGCCCGCGAGGAACTAGCCGAAACCCTCGAAGGCACCGGCTTTGACCTCGAAAGCATCGATGAGCAGCGCGACTTCCACGTTGGCTACATGGCAAAGGAACAAGCGGCCCTACATATCGAGGCCATTGGCCTTCTGCTTGAGTCCCTTAAAGTTGACTCCATGATCTCCGGCAACGGGCCTTTCGTGGACGGCCTCGAGGCCAAGCTATCCTTCACCCCCTCTGGCACATACCAAGTCACGTTCTACATCTAGGCCCTCCCGCCGTATTCGAAAGGTATTCACATGTTATCTCCAACCCCAGAACAGCAATACATCATCGCAGCGGCCAAAAGCCCTTCGTCCATTATGATTAACGCCCTCGCAGGCACCGGCAAGACCACCACCTTGCAGATGCTCGCATCCGTTCTCCCCAAAGAACCTATCCTCGCGCTCGCGTTCAACAAGAAGATCAAAGAGGAACTCGAAAAGCGGTTCCCTTCGAACTTTACAGTTATGACCATGAATGGACTCGGCCATCGCGCATGGGGCAAGACCATCAACAAGCCCAAGATGCTCATCGACGACAAGAAACTTGGAAGGCTCACCACAGAGGCGCTCAAGGCCTTCCCTTCCAGCAAGGGCTCATGGAACGAGATCAGACAACTCGTCGTCTACGCCATGCAGAGAGGCGTAGTTCCTACCCAATTCCAAAACGCCAAAGGGCTCTTGCCGGATACGCCGGATACATGGCAGGAGATTGCATCTGACTACGACCTTTTGCTCACCCCAGACGAGTGCAAATTGTCCCGTCGCATTTTATGCGAAAGCATCGAAGAAGGCCTAAAAGGAGTCATAACCTATGATGACCAGATCTACCTCCCCGTGGTTTTCACAGGCGACTTTCCTCGCTTCAACACAGTCCTTGTCGATGAAGCCCAAGACCTTTCCCCACTCAACCACCAGATGCTTCGTAAATGCGCCGCTAACAGGCTCATCGTCGTTGGCGACCCCCGACAAGCGATCTACGCTTTCCGAGGCGCAGACAGTTCGAGCATGGACACCATCAAAGCCCTGCGATCCGAGTGGATTGAACTCCCCCTCAACACCACATTCAGGTGCCCGTTAAGCGTCGTCGAACGCCAGCACAATCACGCCCCGCAATACCGAGCGGCAGAAAGCAATCCTCGCGGCGCGATCTACGATCTGTCTGGTGAAAAGTGGACATGGGAAGCCATACCCGCAGGTGACACGGCAGTGCTTTGCCGCAATAACGCGCCGCTCATTTCTATGGCCTTCAAGCTGATCCGTCAGGGTATTGGCGTGAATATGTTGGGACGCGAGATAGGACGTGGCCTTTCAACAATCGTCAAAAAGCTCTGCCCTGACTTAACAACCAAGGTCGATCAGTTCTTGCCGCTTCTCACAAACTGGCATGAAACAGAAAAGTCCAAGGCTGAAGCAAACGGCGATAGCACCAAAGCTGCCAATACGACTGACAAATATGAAAGCATCATCGCAGTCATCTCCGCGAAAAAGCCCCGCACTGTCGCAGAGCTTATTGAGGAGCTTACCTTTTTATTCGCAAAAAACAATGGGCAGGTCATTTTAGCAACTGGACACAAAGCGAAGGGGCTCGAATGGGACAACGTCATCCACCTCGATCCTTGGCGCATACCCTCGAAATACGCAAAGACCGAAAGCGAGCAACGCCAAGAAGCAAACCTACGTTACGTCCTCGAGACTCGCACAAAACACACCCTCATCCTTGCAAACCTTTCTGACTTCGAACAATAGGAGCCTTGTGTCATGGACTTCTTCGACCCTTCACGCCCGCGCATATCGGGCTTACCAGCATTCGCACCGGGACAGGGTGTGGGGATCTCAGTGATCCCCGCGCTTTACTTCGCCCCACGTTCTGGGGGTGATACCATCGAGATCTCAGGTTTCTTTTCGGTCGGCGCAAATCGTTCTTCACGCTTTGTGACCGAGATCCCTGTGGGTGACTTTCCAGAATTCTGGCAACACTGGCTTTCTGATCCAGAGGATTGCGCCCGCAAAGCCTTCCAATGGAAACCCGCAGACGCGCCAATGCAAAGCGCACCTGTGCGCACCCTTGCGCCACCACCTACACCGCTCAGCCCGTTAGACTTCGACGAACTTTTAGAGGGATTAGAATGAAAACTCTTTACACAATCGCAGCACTCTTGCTATCCAATTCCGCATTCGCGCAATCCACATCCTTCTACTCGCCATCTGGCGCTTACGAAGGCAGTGCTTACACGAACAGCGGATCGACAAGTTACTACGGACCATCGGGGGCATACCTTGGGAACTCCTACAGCAATTACGGCGCAACAAGTTATTATGGCTCCTCTGGAGCTTATGAAGGAGCATCCTATGGCCCCGCAATCGCAGCCCCTTACGGGGAATGAGATCCCCTTCGCCATCGTGACAATCCTCTGGGGCTTGTTCATGTTCCGAGCCCTTTGGAAGATGACCATCGGGAGATTGAAATGATCAACGACGCAATCTTAAACGAGATCGCTATCTACGCCGCGATTGTGTTCTTTGCTGGGGGTGTGGCTTACATTGCGCACCTGCTTATAAGCGGAGATTATTGATGTCAAACTCCGCATCAACAAAAGGCGCACTTCTCAAAATATTCTACGAGGCAGGTTACAACGATGCGTTACACGCAGTTGCCAAGGTCATCGCAAACTTTGCTCCCTACGATCCATACATTGTGGGCAAGATGAAGATTGAGGAACGCAAGGCAGAACTTATCGCCGCCATCAAGGAGCTTCACAAATGAACAACGTCAGGACTGACACGCAGTCGCGGCTTTACAAAGACCCTGCGGAACTTACAGACTACGAGCAAGCCCTTCTCGATCTAAAGCGCGACGGCCTAACGCACAAACAAATCGCCGCCCATTACAAAGCCAGCATCAACACGATCTCGAACAAATTCACCATCATAAACCACAAGCTCAAACTCGCGGCATGGAGCAGGTGCAATGACCAAAAGTGAAAAGGAAGCGCTCATTCTGCGTCTCGCTACTTTCTTCGACGATGCGCCAACGTATTTCACAATGAAAGACCTTGCGGAGATCGCCTTCGATTACATCGAGCCACAGATCCGTGAGGAATGTGCCCGTTACGCCGAGGCGCTTGACCCCACCAACAACATCGCGTCTGCAATCCGTCGAGCCCACCCATGACCCCAGAAGACATTGAGCGCGTTCCTGTCAACATCAAATGGACCCCCGAACTCGACGAAGAGCTTGAGCGGAGCATACACAATGGACTCTCTTACACCCAAATCGCCATCAAATTCTCAATCTCCAGATGCGCCGTCGCAGGACGCATCCACCGACTCCGCAAAGCAAAAAGAAGCGGAGCGCAAGTTGGCGCTAATGGAAGGCCGTCGCTTGCGCCGAAACGCCTCACATCGAGAGAGAATGGCGAATGACCCAGAATACCGAGAGGCCCAGAGGATCAGACGTGCTGCGTATCGACGTAAGAAGAAAAACGAAAAGGCAGAAACCCGGAAAGCCCAAGCACAAATCCAAAGGGAAATTCCCCAAGGTGACAAAAAGCTCCCTCAAGACCATTCGCCGCTTGAGCGCCGTGTCGAGAAGAAAAAGCCGGGGAGAGTTTACATGATGTGTAAGTGGTATGGGCTTTAGGCCCATTGTAGACTCAGTATAAGATGGGTTTAACTTTTTCCCCCAGCGCGCGATTATTTTCTTGCAATGGGTTTAACTTTATGGCACTATATACAATGCACAAACAAAGGAGCCTTTTTGATGCGCACACTTAATCTCCCCCATGAAATCTCAGTCACAGTCGCCCAGCCTTACGAAGAAGGCTATGTGTTGACCGCAGCCGAAGCTGAAAAGCTCAACCAAGTCTTTGCCGATAGCATTAGGACATCTTTGATGTCGAAGTTAAAGAAGCTCGACAACGACAGCGTGGACCATGCAGAGGTGGAAGCGCAATTCCAGCAGTTCGCTAACAACTACGCCTTCTCAATCCGCACACCTAAAAACGCAGCTGATCCCGTGGCGAAAGAGGCAAACAAAATCGCAAAGGAACAAGTGTTCGCAGCAATCCGCAAGAAGGGCGGAAATCCTGCAGACTATTCTGCAGAGCAAATTGCAGAATACGTCACGAAAGTTCTGCAGCACAAACCAGAAATCATGGAAGAAGCTGCAAGACGCATCGACTCAAGCCGCAAAATCGCCGGGGATCTTTTGGACGATCTTCTTGACGAGGCGGCATGATAGGAAACACGGCCAGCACCGCTGATGCGAAAGCTCAAGTGTTGGTCTTCGTTCAAGGTTCGACTCCTTGAAAACAGGGGCATATACCTCCCGCCCCTGCACTTGGGGGAGCGAAAAGCGCACCTATCTTTTTGCTCCCTCCTTTTAGAAAACAGAGTGCCCTTAAATGCGTGAAGCTGAACTCCTCTACGAAGCCTATCACTCCGACTTTGGAATAGAAGTCGAGCTTCTCGGCAATTACCAAGTATCACTGCAAAAACTATACGCAGCAAAACGTAAAGATCCTGACCTCGAAATCATCCAAATCTTCAAATCTCCCTCATCTCACAATCATATCTGGATAGTTAAAAACGACACTTTGCGCCATCCGAACGCGCCACAGGCGCAGACCATTAAACAAAACCCCCAAGGCGACGGACCTCTTTACTCCCTAGCCGACCTTCTCGGAGATGACTAACATGGGCGCGAGGCTCGAAGACGAAACGACTAAAATTCACTTCCATATTTTCTCAAAGGATCTTGAACGAATTGACGCGCTCTTTTGCCGACAGGGGCATCGCACGGTCGGACGCTCCAAGGCCCTTCGCCTTATCATCCATTCTTACCTTTCGCATCTGGAGAAGAAATCAAATGCCAAACCAGTCAAATTCGACCCAACAATCGCAGACATCATTGCCTGACGGCGATCCGCTCGAGGAGGCATCAGAATTCTCCCTCGAAGAACTTATGAACCGCGCCCCGCAAATTTCCGACCTCGAAGCTGATCAGATCATTTCATATCTTCGTGCCCAGAGGGAAAAGTTTGCGCAGCAAGAGGCAACGCCAAAAGTCAAGAAGGAGCGCAAGGCTCCCGCAAAAGGCCCAAAACCAAAACTATCCGTTGATGAATTACTCTCAGGCCTAGATTAAACCGCCAAAGGAGCCCTTGGCATGACATCTTCAGAACTACAAGAACTCGTTGACTCTCTGCGCCATCAAGCAGGGACGTGGATGGGGGACGAGGCGTGTGAGCAACTCGAGAGACTTATTCAATACACATTAAAAATCCACGAGCGCTCAACACTTATCGACGCAAAATTAAAGCAAGGCTATCGGTTCATTCAGACCGGCAGCGGCCAACATTCCACCAACTAAGTCAGGGACGCCCCATGACCACTAACAATTCACTCTCCAAAATCTCCCCCAACTTTCAAATCGCTTGGGACTCGACATCCATCGGCGCATTCAAGACGTGTCCACGCTTGTATCAGCTTTCGATACTTGAAGGGTGGCAACCACGCGAGATCAGCGTTCATCTAACCTTCGGCCTACACTTCCATTCAGCCCTTGAGAAATACGATCATCTGCGTTTTGGCGGCATGGACTACGACCAAGCACTTCGTGAAGTCGTGAAGTATGTGTTGACAATTACATGGGACGAGAAGAAAAATCGTCCGTGGATCTCAGACGATCCAAACAAAAACAGGCTGACACTTTTGCGCTCGGTCATTTGGTATTTGCTGCAATTCGCAGATGACCCTATTGAAACGGTGCGCCTCGCCAACGGCAAACCAGCAGTCGAACTTTCGTTCCGCTTTGACAGTGGTTACACCACCTCACAAGGCGAGAGCATTTTATTGTGCGGGCATTTAGACAGGTTAGCAATGCTGAATGGTAAAGCCTTCGTGCTTGACCGCAAGACCACAAAATCCACAATCAATTCTTCATTCTTTGACAAGTTCTCTCCCGATAACCAGATGACCCTTTACGCTATCGCCGGGAAGGTCGTTTACAACATCCAGATCGAGGGGATCATTGTTGACGGCGCGCAGATCGCACAATCATTCACACGCTTTCTACGAGGCACAGTTCCAAGGTCCGAACCAGTCCTAGAGGAATGGTATTATGACCTCGGGCAGTATTTAGCTACTGCCGAGTTGTATGCCGCCAATGGCTACTGGCCGATGAACGACAAATCTTGTGGCCAGTATGGCGGTTGCCCGTTCCGCAAAATATGCAGCCTTCCGCCTTCTGTCCGAAAGGAATGGCTCAAGGCCGACTTCACCCAACGGATCTGGGACCCCTTACAGGTCCGAGGTGACATTTGACAGATTTCATAATTCTCCTCGTAGGAACCTTCGTCATCACCATCACCCTCGCAGCTTTATGGAACCAATAACATGCCTCCACTTTCACAACATCATTCATCTACAACCACAAAGCTGCTTTTCGTTGGCGATAGCGGAGCAGGAAAGACCGGCGCACTTGCCAGCCTCGCATCTGCCGGGTTCAAGGTTCGCATTCTTGACCTTGACAACGGAGTAGACGTTCTACGCGACCTCCTCACCAACGGCAAATATTCAAAAGACGCCATTGAGAACGTCGAGTATGTCACCATCACTGAGCCCATGAAGAACCAAGGGGGCAAGTTGGTGCCCGCCAAGGCCTCTGTCTGGCAGCGTGTCGCTGGGATGCTAGGCGATTGGAAGGACGGCGACCGCAGCCTTGGCTCCATCACCACATGGGATGACAACACAGTCCTTGTCATCGACAGTCTCACCATGCTTTCCGATGCCGCTCTATCCTACATTCTCGCCATGAACGGACGCCTTGGCCAGCACCCACATCAAGCCGATTGGGGCCTTGCGCAAGCATTGGTCGAGAACCTTTTGCGAATGCTCTACGACGAGGGAGTCAAGTGCAATGTGATTATAAATTGCCACATCAAGCCCATGGGGGACGATAATGGGGCTGATAAGTTCTATCCCAATACACTAGGCAAAGCGTTGCCCCCCAAAGTTGGTAGATATTTTAACACAGTCCTTCTTGCCCAGTCTTCGGGCAGAGGTGCAAATATTAAACGTCAGATATTTACAACATCCCAAGGTTCTGTGGAGTGTAAAACAACCGTCCCTTCAAAAGTCCCACAATCATATCCGCTTGAGACTGGTTTGGCTGATTACTTCAAAGCAATCAGGGAGACAAAATGATGAAATGCTCTGTAGAAAATTGTGAAAATGCTCCTTCCCGAAAAGGAATGTGTAATTTGCACTATAGGCGTTTTCTTAAACATGGTGACGTAAACTACAGATCTCGCAGACCTTCTAATATGGTTTGTGAAGTGATGGACTGCGGAAAAGACGCAAGAGCACTTGGTCTATGCAACATGCACTACCATCGTCATCTGTCAGGAAAGCCATTAGGAGGTGCGGCTCTTTTACGAAGGCAACAAGGATCTGGGACAATACACAAAGGGGGCTACATAGAACTTATGGTTGCTGGAGAAAAAGTTCTTGAACATAGACTTATTGCTGAAAAAGCATTGGGCAAGAAACTACCTCTCAAAGCAATTGTTCATCATGTGAACGGAAATCCAGCAGATAATCGCAATTGCAATTTAGTAGTGTGTCCAGACCAAGCATACCACATGCTGCTTCATTTACGGCAGAAAGAATTAAATTACAACGGAACTGCGTTGTAGTCACAAGTTTCCGCAGTCAAATGCGGAAAACCGGCCCATCACTGGGTCTATTTTAACGGAGAAAATATATGTCAGTAAACTTCAAAGACCTCTTATCAACCAAACTCGATGACGTAAAAGCACCATCAGCCCTTCCAGAAGGCACATACCACGGCACAATTTCTTCTTTCGAATACGGAGACAACAATAAGAATAAGACCCCTTACGTTCGTTTTGCTCTTAAATTCCACTCAACCTCAGACGACGTAGATCCAAAGGACCTTGCAGACATCGACCTCGCATCTCGCAAGCTCTCCACGGACTTCTACCTCACACCAGACGCCCGTTGGAGACTCAAGGAATTCCTTGTTTCTCTCGGCCTCAAGACTGACGGGGGCTCATTTGATGAGTTAATCCCGGAAGCTGTTGGTCAAAGCGTGATCGCGTATGTCACGCAGCGTTTCAATCCAGAACGCCCTGATGATCCGCCACGCAACAACATCAAGTCGGTAAAAGGTGAGGCATAAGGCTTACGCCTATTAATCACAGAGGGGGCGAGGAGCCATTTGCCCCCTCTACTCAAACCCCAGAAGGCCAACATGACCAGCATTGCTCTCAAAGACATTTGGATTGATCGCGGCACCCGCCAGCGGAAGGAGATTGTGATTGATGATCTCCTCGAAAGCATTCCCAGACGTGGTGTGCTGGTCCCGATTATTGTGGTGGCCGAGCCCGGACCCGCAGAACAACCCTACAAACTTATTGCTGGTGAACGGCGCTACACGGCCAGCAGGAAGCTCGGCCTTCCCGACATCCCTGCAAGGCTCTTGACAGACCTTTCCCCCACAGAGCAACGCATCGTGGAACTCGAAGAAAATCTGCGCCGGAAGGATCTGGGTTGGCAGGACCAGTGCATCGCCATCGCAACAATTCACGATGTCCTTTCCCAGCAACATTCCGAGTCCGATTGGACTTACGCGAAGACCGCTGAAAACATCGGCTATGGTCAGGCATGGGTTCAAAGATGCTGCCGGATCGCAAAGGAACTCCACCGCGATAACGTCCGAACAATGGACACGGCAACGCGAGCCTACAATTTCCTGTCCCGTGAAGACGAGCGGGTGGCGGCGGATGCTGTTAGTAACATCCTATCATCGGCGTCAAAAGCGGCCAATGAGGCCTTCGACGGGGAAGGGGGTATTGATCCCTTAGATGATCTTTTGAACGCATCCACGGCCCCGGAAAAGCCCGCCAATGCGCCCGCAAAAAGCGCCCGAAACATCCCACCCATTGCGCCGGTTGAAAATTCAATCCTGCAGCAATCCTTCCTCGACTGGGCCCCAGCCTACAAGGGCGAGCCCTTCAATCTAATCCACTGTGACTTCCCCTACGGGGTCAACGTGTTTGGTGGAAAGTGGTCAGGCAAACAAACGACATCTGGATACCAGGATACGGCAGACATCTATGAAAAACTCATCACATGCTTATGCGAGAACCTCGATAACATCATGGCACATAGCGGGCATCTGGTTTTCTGGCTGTCCGGAGACATCACGATACAAGCTAAAACTTTACAGATGTTTTCCCAACTCGCTCCAGAACTCGCGTTCTGCAACTTCCCACTTGTCTGGGTCAAGAGTGACAATGTTGGAATTGTCCCAGACCCAAAGCGTGAGCCCAGACGCATTTACGAAACCGCACTAATTGCCAGCCGGGAAGATCGCCTTTTAGTCAAGCCCGTTAGCAATGCAATCTCCCATCCCACAAACAAGGAGCATCATCCGCACACCAAACCAGAACCAGTGCTAAAACATTTCTTGTCAATGTTTGTGGACTCTAACACTCGCCTGTTAGACCCGACATGTGGTGGAGGCTCGGCCCTCCGCGTAGCTGAAGCTCTCGGAGCCGACCATGTTCTTGGCCTCGAGATCAACGACGAATACGTTGCGAACGCGAGAAGGGCGCTGCAGCATTTCCGTATTCACCAAAAAGCATCTTCAATTCAAAAGGAGCAAAACAATGAGCAATCCTAAAATCGCAGACAAACTCGATCTTGATCTTTTAGAAAACGCCTATCACCAAATTGGCGACGTTCCCCCTCCTCCACCATCTGCAAGGCCAAAGATTGTGACGACACAACAAGCCCCCGCCAACCCGCAGCTCGAAATCATTGCAGAAGGCATGAAGCGCGCAGAGAAATTGTTCGCTTCAAAGAACTCCGAGTATGGCGATAGCGGAGACATTCTAGGCAACTTCCGTCGTCTCGCAGAACAACAAGGTGTTCCGATGTCAACTGCATGGATGTTCCTTGCCGGAAAGCACATCGACTCAATCCAGCAATACGTCATCGACACTCGCAACAATACATCAAGGCACAGATCCCAACCGTTTTCTGAGCGCATTGATGATCTCGTTGTTTACAGCTTGCTGTTGCTTGTTATCGCTGCTGAAGAAGGCGCGTAATGTCTTACTCCCCCACACTTCCATTCGCACATTCTTCTGGACCCAAGGATGCAAAGATTGCAATTGTGGGGGAGGCATGGGGTGAGCAAGAAGCACTCATCGGAAAACCATTTCAAGGTTATTCCGGGCAGGAACTTACCCGCATGTTGCAAGAGGCAGGTCTTTCCAGACGTGACTGCTTTCTAACAAATGTTTTGGCCTTGCGCCCACCAAACAACGACCTCGCAGCACTTTGTTGCAATAAAACTTCTTGCGGGGAGGGTTATGCCCTCCCCCATCTGGGAAAAATCGGGCAATATCTAAAACCAGAATACCTTCCTGAGTTGGATCGGTTACGCGATGAACTTACCTCCGTGGCTCCAAACCTTATTATCGCTCTTGGTGGCACTGCTTGTTGGGCTTTGCTTTCTACTAATGGGATTGGCGCTTTACGAGGAACAGTTGCAACGTCAACTCTCGTTCCGCATAAGGTCCTCCCAACTTACCATCCCTCTGGGGTTTTACGGAATTGGGCATGGCGACCTATCGCCATCGCAGATTTAATCAAGGCCAAGCGCGAAGCGGATTACCCAGAAATCAAACGCCCCTCCCGCAGAATTCTTGTCAACCCCACAATCGCTGAATGCCATGATTGGATCGACCGCAACGTGCGCTCCGAATGTGCCTGTGACATCGAGACAAAGTTCGGAATGATCGAGATGGTTGGCTTTAGCGCCAGCCCGACCGACGCCATGGTTGTTCCATTCTGGGACAAGTCAAAAGGCGGAAACTACTGGGCTTCGTCACGCATTGAGTCCGACGCAAGAGGTGTGGTCAAGCGCCTTTTAGAAAATCCGTCCATAACAAAAATCTTCCAAAACGGCCTATTTGACCTTCAGTATCTTATGAAAGAAGGATATAGACCGAGAGGTTGCCGTGAAGATACTATGTTATATCATCACGCTCTTTATCCCGAAATGCAAAAGGGCCTTGGCTTTTTAGGCTCAATTTATACACAAGAAGTTAGCTGGAAGCATATGCGCGGAAAGAAAATGACGGAGTTCAAAAAAGATGACAACTAAATGCTTCATCGAAAATTGTGAAAAAGTTTCTTATGTAAAAGGTCTTTGCACAACTCATTATAAACGTCAGTGGAGACACGGAAACCCTACAACTACATTGCTAAAAATGGAGCGAACTAAATGCGTTGTTGAGTCTTGTTCAAGACTTGATCACTCGCAAGGTTACTGCAAATTACACCATTTACGCTTAACTCGCTACGGTCGTTTGAGTAATGTGAAAGCAAAAAGTGGAAAAGGTTCCCTTAATGCAAATGGTTATCGTGTTCTGACGGTAAATGGAAAAAGAGTTTATGAACATGTTTATTTAGCAGAAAAGGCTTTAGGCAAACCTTTGCCAAGAAAAGCAGTTGTTCATCACATGAATGAAAAACCTGCTGATAATTTTACACCATTTAATTTAGTTATCTGCCCCAATCAGGCATACCATTTACTGTTACACAAACGTGCGAGGGATTTAACAAAATGCAAAGCCGAAAGCATTCCCTTTTCGAAGCCATCATCAACACGGCATCTGGTTTCGTAATTTCCCTTGTAGTTACAGAGTTCTTATTTCCCGTTTTCGACCTCCACCCATCCTTCGCAGCAAACTTTTACATCACCACAATCTTCACGATCATTAGCATAATTCGAAGTTACATCTGCCGAAGGATATTTAATCACCTCCATACAAAAGGAGTTCTGTGATGTTTGTTATTGCGACGATGGCCGCTGGGTCATTCATTTATTACATCCTTACAGGTTATGAAGGCGCGTTCATGGGCTGGCTTGCTCTCCTCTGCATCATTTTAATGTTTGTATAATCATGCCCATCATCGAAACCTCCATGCTGCAGGAAGGCGTGACCCTTCCAGAAAACGAACAAATCTATAACGGCCTCGACTGTTGTATTACCCACGAAGTGCTTGAGGCCATACGTGGCCTTGGCGATGCTCCAAAAATCTACAACTTCGCAAGGGCCCTCCAGGCCCCTGTTCTCGACATGATGCAGAGAGGATTTAAGATCGATGGATATGAAAGATCCAAAGGCATCGAAACACTCGAGCGCGAGATTGAGCGCCTTACATGCCTTTTGGACCGTCTTGCAGATGCTGTTTGGGACAAGCCCCTTAAAGCAAACTCACCAAAGATGCTCCAAGAATTCTTCTTCATCCATATGCGAATTCCAGAAATCTGGACCTCAAAAAAGGGTGAACGAAAACTATCAATGGACCGAGAGGCACTCGAAAAGCTCGACAACTATTATCATGCAAGGCCAATTGTTGCGACTATTCTGGCCATAAGAGACGCCGTTAAACAACTTTCAGTTCTTCGCACCGAGGTCGATCCAGATGGTAGAATGCGCACTTCATACAATGTTGCGGGCACAGAGACGGGGCGCTTTAGCAGTTCAACAAACGCTTTTGGCACTGGCACAAACCTACAAAACATCACCGCGTCTCTCCGCACAATGTTCATCGCAGATCCCGGCTGGAAGATTTGCGGGATCGATCTGGAACAAGCTGAAAGCCGTGAAGTTGGATGGCTTTCTGGCGTCATTTGCAATGACTGGTCTTACCTTGACGCCTGTTATAGTGGTGATCTCCATACCCTTGTTGCACAGACAGCTTGGCCTTCCCTCGGATGGGGCTCTGATCCGAAACGCAATCGCCAAATCGCTGACACACCGTTCTACCGAAACCTCACCTACCGGGATATGGCAAAGAAACTCGGCCATGGAAGCAATTACCGAGGCCTTCCCCCGACCATGGCTCGACACGCAAAAATCCCCACCGCCACAGCCGAACAATTCCAACGAGCCTATTTCGAGCGATTTGCGGGAATACCAAAGTGGCACCGATGGGTTGCTCAACAACTCCAAACAACCCACAGCATCACCACGCCGCTCGGACGCCAGCGAACCTTCTTCGGTCGTGCGAACGACGACACGACGCTCCGGGAAGCGATTGCGTTCTCACCGCAGAGCGCGACGGCGGATAGGTTGAATTTGGTATTGTGGAGAGTCTGGTATCACATGCCAGAAGTGCAGCTCATCGCCCAAGTCCATGACGCCTTATACTTCCAATACCGTGAAAGTGCTGATGAAGTTGAGATCATTCAAAAGGCCCTGTCACTTTTCGACATAGCCTTCGAACACTCCGGGCATAAGTTGGTCGTCCCCGGAGAAGCCAAGGTCGGATGGAATTGGGGAAATTTCGATCCCAAAATCAATCCTGACGGCTTGGCAAAATTCAAAAACAAAAAGGACGAGCGCAAGCGAACGCCTATCCTTTCACAAAGACTTTGATTTTCAGAACTGGGGCCGGTCGTGGATTTTGTAGATCAATTTGTAAAGTTTACTGAAGAACGGCCAAGCCCGGAAATTTTCCGTAAGTGGGCCGCAATCACAACGCTATCAGGTGCGCTCGAAAAGCGCGTCTGGACGATGACCAAAGCAGGTCCACAGTTCGCAAATCTTTACGTGATGCTTGTGGCCCCTCCGGGTGTGGGCAAATCACAAGCAATCAATCCTGCAGAGCAGTTGTTGAAGTCTACAAAGAAATACAACATCGCACCAAACAGCGTGACCGCTGCAAGCTTCATTGATGCACTTGTCAAGGCGCATAGGACTGTGCTTCTCCCTGACAACAAACTTCTACAATACCATCACATCTTCGTGTTCGCTGCAGAACTCGGAGTGTTCTTAAATACTCACGATCTAAACTTTCTTTCCATCATAAACGAATTGTTTGACCACAAAGACTCCTACCGGGAAGAACGCAGACATTCGCTCAAAGACCCTATCGACATTCCAAAGCCCATGACAACTCTTCTTGTGGGATCACAGCCGGGATTTCTTGCCACCCTTTTGCCCGACGCTGCATGGACGATGGGTTGGACCTCACGAATGCTCATGGTTTACAGTTCGACTGCCCCCGATGTTCCGCTCTTTGGCGAATACAAAAACCAAGACAAGATCATGTCGGGACTTGTGAAAAAGCTCGATGAAGTCGCAGATTATTATGGTGAAATGAAATGGGATCAATCCGCGATTGCGGAGATGGAACGCTGGCGTAAAGACAAATGGGCCCCGGTTCCTGACCATCCAAAACTCGCAAACTATCTTCCACGTCGCGGGACGATCTTCATGGTCAAGCTCGCAATGGTCGCCGCAATGTCAAGAGGTGAGACGCTTGCCATTAGGTTGCAGGATGTTGAGAGGGCAAGAGGTTGGTTGTTAGAAATTGAGGCTTTGATGCCTTGCATTTTCCGCGACATGATTATGCGCTCAGACGATCAAGTCATCGAAGAAGTGTTCCAGTATTCTTTCGAGATTTACTTAAAGCACAGGACGCCTTTGGCCTCGGCCCAGATCCTGCGCTTTCTTGCCCAACGCACACCAGCCGAAAAGGCCGAACGCATTTTGTCCTTAATGGAAAAGTCCGGCATTTTCGAGCGTGTGGCGGGCACGGAAACTTACATCCCTCGCGCCCGCAATATGCACGGCCTTGCTTAGACCCACTCTATACTGAGTCTCGAATGGGCCTAATATTTAATGCAATACAAGACTGAATAGTTCTTCGGTCTTGTTTCTGTGCCGCCCGTTGTTGAGTCCGCAACTGTTGTGGTGATGTTGGCAGTGCCTGAGCCGGTTGTTGCGGAATATTGTGAAGGTGTTTGGCCACCTAAACCGCCCGCTGCCGGACCCGATGCTGATGATGTAGCGGTATAACCGTGCGTATGGCCGGAGTCGGTCGATGTTGCAGGATGGTTATGGTTTAAATACGTGTCAGCTTGATACCCAGTTGTGCCGATTGTTCCGCCGATGGCTGTAGGATATGTCCCGTTTGTGCCAGTGCCACGAACAAACATACCGCGAAGATCGGGGAGATTGAACGTCGTCGAGCCATCACCATTTCCCCAAGCCGTTCCGATGTTCGAAAACAAAACTGCATAAGTAGATCGTGAAATAGGATCACCGTTTGCGGCAAGCCAACCGGCAGGGCAACTTCCCATTGCATAGGACGCAACCTGACCCGGAGGTGTTGAAACAGCTATGTTGTTGGTGACAAGCTGAAATTGACTTGTCGTGGAATAATACGTCACACCGATGACGTTTCCAGAAACAACTTCACTTCCTGTCAAGATCGCTGTGCCGCCAGCCGTTGGCTTCACGACAGAAATTGGTGAGCCGCCATTAACAGAAAGCGTCAACGCCCCGGAGTTCGTTGCCCCTGCGACAAAGTAAAAGGTTTGGCCGTTGGTGCTGGCAAAGCCCGAAACCGTTACGGTCTGCGCATTCGCCGTGCCGCCACTTACCGAGCCCCAGCCTAACGTCGAGGTGCTTGCAGCATCGCCTGTTTCTTTTGTCCAGATCGTGTTGCCGTTAAGGTCTTTTAGAACTTGGCAGTAAGTTCCTGACCCAAAAATCGTCGCACGACCAGCGGAGTCCAAAACCACAGGATTTGTGTTTAAAACGGTCTGGCCAGAATTCGACCAAGTATTTTTCAAAACCGTGCAGGCAGGATAGTTTGAATAAAATGTAACCGTGCCACCAGCATAAGGCTTACCGTTTCCATCAACGAATTGTTGTTGGCCGTTAGGCAAAAGCGTAGCAGAGTGCAGACTTGAACTTGAAAGTAAAAAGGCAAGAAGCCCTGCTGTTGTTCTTTTCATCATTCTTCCCCTGCCAATGGATTAAGTGAAACCGCGCCCCTCACAATATTCCGCGCAGCTCTACGCTTTTCTTTACCAAAAGTCCCGGCAAAAACTTGCTTACGAACTGCGGGACTTTTTAGAAGTTGTTTTGTCGCCAAATCTCGCGCCGCAAAAGTTGTGGCTGCGCCTGCAAGTGCAGTTGGAAGGGCGTATTGGATTAAAGGGCCACCGGCAGCAGCAATGTCAGAAAGGCCCGGAGCAAACACCGATGCGGCAGATCCACCAAATGTCAATGGACGCCAATTTTGTTTAAGGGTTTGCCAGATTTCTCCGGGGCTCATTCCGCCACCTCCACGAGAAAATGGTGTGGCCGCGCCGGAAGGCTCAGTGCCGCGCAAGAATTCTCCTACAGGTGCAAGGTCTTTAAGACGTGAAGTCGAGCCTTTCTTTCCAACAGCATTCGCAATAGCTCTTGGGTCAACAATCCCGCTGGTGGTGGTGTGTGGATCGACATTAATAATGTCGCGGTAGCGTGAACGTAAGCCCGCCCATTCTTTTGCAGCCCTTGGATCGTTTGCTGCAAGAAGATCAAACATCACATTTCGAAGTTCACCGCCATAAAACTTCTTGATGGAGTTTGATGCGGCGGAAAGTTGGCGATCAATAATGCCGCCTTTCTGAGTGTATTTCTGAAATACTTTTCCATTTAATTGTCCAGTTGCAAGATCAGTTCCAATGTCGTGAATGATCCCTTGAACAATTTTCCGAATGTTATCATCACGAAGTGTAAAGGAGTCTGTATAAACATTGTAAAGGTCTGTCGCAGCTTTTTGAGTTGCACGAAGCGGGGCCACACCTGCCGCAACTGCGCTCATTTTACTTCCAACATCCTGTGCAGCTTTTTCAACTTCCGCAGGGGTAAGGTCTTTTGATCCGATGATCTTCGAAACTTCTTCCGAGAACCTTTTGTTTTGCTGGTCAAGAAGTGATTGTGGCGCAGTTTGTCGAAAGAATTCTGCAGCCTCGCCCTTTGCAAATTGGCCGGGATAGACAGGAATATTGAATTCTTCAAGCGCCTGTTGTCCGACTTGACGTGGACCGGCTTCCCATTCCGGGGCTAACGCTCCACCAGCCCGTGGTGAAACCAACTTCGAAAGTGCAGGGCCAAGCGTTCCGCCTAAAAGCGCGCTTGTTCCGAATTGTTCCATCAACGGGGTTTCTGTATCACCGAGTGATCCACCCATCGCACGACTTGCAGCCTCAAGGCCTGTTTGCGTCACACCTTGAATTGCGCCCTGCGCACCGGCAGACCCAAGCCTTGTAGCCGCCCCGGCGAGTCCTGGCATTTGTTCAGCCACTTGCGGGATCGCTTGACCAGCCTCACCGCCTAAAAATCTCATTGCTTGTGGAACATAAGGTGCGACCGCAGGGGCAACCATCGGGGCAACCCGTTCAGCGACCTGACCTAAAACCTGCCCAGCTCTTGCCAATGGGATCGCGGTTGTGGCAACAGAGCCCAAACCTTCCGCGCCATAGCCAGAAAGTGGATTTTCTAAATTGTAAAGGCGACGTTGTTCTTGGAGTTCCGCAAGACGTTGTTGGTAACGCTCTTGGTTCATGGCATGTCTGCCACCAACAAACGGATTATAACCAGCCTCAAAAGCGGCTTGGATTTGTGGAGCAAAACCTAACGTCGCGCCGGTCGCAAGGGAATGACCAACTCCCCATTCTGGCGCAAGTTCACCACGGGGAATACGATCCTCTCCGCGAAGCCCTGCGAATTGGTTTAAGGTTGTAAGACGCCCTGCGAAGTTGTGACCAGCGGATGGGTTCTCTGGGGAATATCCTGCCGGACGTTCAAAGTGCATCTGTGCGATAGCAAGGTCACGGGCGTTTTTAGCATTTTGCACAAGGTTGTATTCTGGCCTTGAGCGCAACTCCTGTAAGGCGAAAGCATTTTGTTGTTGCCAAGAAGGATATTCCGCGCCAGCAAACTTCCGCATAGCGTCGAGGCGCTCTAATCGATGGCCATACAGTCCGTAGCCTGTGTTCTGGTCGTGATGTGCGGCAGGATTTAACTCGCTTTCGGATGCAGCGGCAGATGTTAGTAAGTGTGCCTCATTAGGAGAGGCTCCAAGGCTCAAAAGGTGCTGATATTGTTGTGCAGGGCTAAGATGACCTTGCGCTTTCGGACGCCCATATTCCCCTAAATACGAAATATTGACATTGCCTAATGGCTCACCTTTGGCCTTCGCCTGTTGGGCTTGGCGCTCTGTTGCCGTCGAGCCTTCATGCTTTTCAGCCCAATAAGCATCTAAGGCACTCATGGGGGCAGATGCAGAAGGAGCAGGGGCTGGTATTGAAGAAGTGTCCACCCCTTCCTCATGGTGTTTTTTCCAGTAGTCGTCGAGAGCTGACATTATTCTGGCTCCTCAAACTTTATCCTACCCGACTCTTTTAGATAATTATTCCAGTCTTCATTGAACTTATTCGCCACAAAACCTCTTTCACGATCAGTTCTGTATTTTTTATTCCAACGATTGAAATGTTCTTGGCGCTCAAGAGCAGATGTGTTGACCTTTTCTACATAGTCTAACATACGCTTAATACCGCCGGGAGAAGAAGCTAACCCCGGAAATATATCCATAAACTTCAAAGTCTCCAATTGCCCAATTTTATTGGAAGCACCTACTGCAGTTCGTAATCCAGCAATTGCCGAAACTGCCGCTAATTTTTCAAAGGCTTCTGCCGCGCCGACCCATTCTCTTGGATTATCTGATCCTGTGACGACTTTGCCAGCTTTTTCTAGCAACTTACTTGCATATTTCCGCATAGGAGAGTCTTCAGCTTCTCCTCCGATAGCATTTTGAGCATCTATCAATAGTTTAGTTGCCGACTTTCGCATTGGAGCAGTTGGTCCTGTTCCTGACTTCCCAAGAGCTTCAATGTCTTTCAACAAACTTCTTGTTTCTGAGATGGCTTGCTGACTTCCAGTTGCACTTTGTGCAGCCTCGCCAATCTCCTGTCCAAGTTTTGCATAATCCCCTTCACCCTTTTGGAAGGCAGATTCACGCTGCGCAGCAATAGGCGCTTCTTGAAGATATTTGTATTGGGTGGCAGGAGCCCCAGAGGGTTGAGGCCCCTGCCGAGCCACGCCAGCAGCGGGAGGAGCCGACCCGCCCTGCGCAGCATTCATTGGTTCTCCCATAAGATCGGCAGCACCTTCTGGCAGCGCACCTTGAACCTTGTAGGCAGGAACCTTTATTTTCTGTCCGTATGTTGGAGAGTCAGGGTTGTCGTCAAAGGTTTCGATAGGAGCGGTAAGCTGCCCCAATGTCAGACCTGCAGCCTTAATACCTTCAATCCCTCTTGGCGCTGACATCGCAAAAGTGCGAGCAAAGTCATCAAACTTTTGCCCGCCGTCAATCGCTTTTGTCATCTGGATCAATGCTTGTTGCGATTGCGGGCCTCGCTCTAAAGTTCCAGCTGCAATTTGTTGTGCCACAAAATCCGCCGCAGCTTGCTTATCAGCCTCCGGGCCTTTCAAACCCTTCCGCACTTTTTCTTGGTAAATAGAAGATATAATCCCAGCATTTGTATCTAACTTTTTCTCAGCATTCATTAACTGTTGGCCAAGAATTTGTTCATGCACATGCTGGTTGTTAAGCATGAGCGTCATAACTTCGCCCATGATCGGGCGGATTTCTGGAACAGTAGAGGCATGAACTAGGAATTGTTCGTTGTTAAGTTCCCCAGTTTTTGGGTCCACATGATGCTGCATCAACTGGCCGAGCGCCTGCTTTGCAACAAATTGTTGTTGTTGAATAGCTGCCGCTTGTTCTGCACGGCGAGTTTCAGCATTCCGCAAAGCAATGCCTTGCATCTGCGACATCATTTCCAAAGGATTACTTTCTGTAAACCTTGGGCCTTCTGGAGCTTGTGGGTATGGAATTTCGCCAGCCATCTGAGGCTCCTTATTTTAATCCGCCGGTATAGTTTAAAGCGTTTGTAGAGGTTTGATAGCCCCTTGAAGGGAATGGACTTGTGTTGCCAGTAGCAAAATTCCACAAATCTGCTGGGCCGGAAGGACTGACATTCCCGCCGCCCATGACACCTTGTCCAGCCAACTGCGCCATTATTGGGAGAGATGCGGTAGAACTTAGGCCAGATGCAATCCCACCATAAAGCGCATTTGTTCCTTGGGCCTGTGCATTTGCTGCACCCATCACACCTTGACCAAGTGCCGTGCCTGCACCCATCATCGCATTTCCAGTCAACTGGCCAGTTTGTAAAGCCGCTTGCCCCAACTGCCCTGCCGCCTGTGCGCCCAGCTGTGAAGGCTGGAATAGCATGTTATAGGCTTGAAGGTTTTGGTTCATATAGTTTTGGAGTTGTTGCTGGAATGTTTGTGACGCAAGCCCTGTTGCTGTCGTGCCGATTTGCTGCACAAGATTGCCGGATGTGCCAAGGCCTTTTGCTGCACCAGAATTTGCCATGCTTCCAAGGGCCTGTGTTTTCGCCCATTGATAGCCCGGAGTGCTTTCAAGCTGCGCTTGGGTAGGCTGGAAGGTGGACATTAACGTGTCACCTCCCCCGCCGATACCTGCAGTTTTTGCAGCATTCCCTGTCAAATAACTTTGCAGGGTGTTCATGGAAGTTTGGCCAGCTTGAACGTAAGGGTTCAAGGCCGCTTTTGCTTGATTAAAATACTGGGCGTAATTTTGTTGAGCTTGGCCTGCGGCAAGGGCCTGCCAAAGTGCGGCATTTTGCGCACCACCAGCTTGAATGTTGGACGCTTGCTGTCCCCCAAATCCTTTTAGGAGATTTCCCGCCAGCAATCCGCCGCCCATCATGGCTAAAGTTACGGGGTCCATATTAATCTCCTAAATGTCAAATCCGGCCTACACATCATAATACTTAACTCCCCGAAGGGATAGGGGTTTCGGGAGAAGTTGTTGGAGCAACAGGCTGAATAACTATCGGAATAGCAATGGGTTTTGGCTGAGCCGCAGCAATTTCTTCTGGGGTCTTCGGCACAATAGTCAAGGTCGTTAAATCAACCTTAAAACTTTTATAATCGAACTTACGCTCGACTTCGATAATCTTTTCACCCGCAGCCTTCCGCATCTCAAAAAACACTTCATGCTCATGGGTGAAGGAGTCGATGTTCCCTTGGTCATCGTAGTGAATAAACATTTTGTTGGTCATCTTGAAAGCTCCCAAGCCAACACGCTAACCGGCCCGCCTACATTTGTAGAACAGGTTATGGCCAAAGCAGTGTCGGTATTTTGAACTGTATAATTGGTTTGAAGTGTTCGAGGATAAACCGCGACAGTCGTTACAGGGGCGTAGCTATAAACTTGGGTATGGTTGGACGTATCACCATAAAACGCGCCGCCGTAGACGGGGTTAGGGCCCGGAGACAAACCCATCGATGTAAAGTAAATGCCCGGAATTGTGCCGGAGTCGATGGGCGTTCCGTTGACAGAAATTGTGATGGTGCCGGAACTTGTTGCAGCCGTTCCATCATACGTCCCAAGAATACAGACAATCGAGTTCTCTACTGGCACAAGATTGATCGTCGCAGAAGAACCACTTGACGACTGCCCGCCAGCATACGAAACAGAATTTAATGCGATGTTTGGAGTCGTAACCGCCCCGATACTGATGTGCTGAGTAACGATTGAGTTCGCATAAATTTTATCCGTAACAATCGCGCCAGCTGCAATCAAATTTGACGTGATGGCATTGGCCAAAATCTTTGAAGTTGTGATTGAATTGTCGGAAATTTTTGTCGCAGTAATAACATTATCTGGAAGTTTGTCAGTCGAAACCGATCCGTTGGCGAGTTTTACTGAGATAATAGCACCATCAGCAATATCATAAGACGTGATGTTTCCGGGCTCAGCCAAAGCGGCCATTAACAATTGGAATTGCCGTGTCGGCTTTCCATTTTCATCAATTAGCTGTGTTGTAGAGTTAGGAACGCTTTTTAAAATTGGCACGTTATGTCTCCATCTTCTCAACTTGTATCCACGCGCCGTTCAAGGCTGCAGGACAAGGAGCAGTCCAAGACAATTCAAACACACGATCTCTCGCAAATCCCAGTCTGCTCCAAGAGGGAACTGCACGATATTCGCCGGATTTACCTAACGATTGTTGTAAGCCATTTCCAAAACTCACCCCGCGATCATTACTCCAGCAAAGGGTGATTTGGGGGTCTTCGGAAGGATCAAGGTCTGTGCCGACCTCGATGTCAGCCATAAAGTTTGTATAGCTTACGCGATCTCCGTCAGACACAAGATGTGGGAAGGAGCGAAGACGTAAGATCGGATTTCCGTTGTCTGTGTAATTGTTGAGATCAAAAGTATAGAGATTACCGTTTTGCCAATCGCCAACAATTGTGCGGTTATAGGCATGAGCTACGCAGTTCGCACGATGTCTTACAAGGTTTCCGTTTTCATCTAAATACCCACGCTCATGCCAGAGTTGGGTTGACAGATCATAACACCACGTCGCGTTTGCTGACGGGAAGGTTAAGAAGTAGAAAATATGTGAACCTTGCTGATAACAAAATCCGATAGCGTCAGAAATCTTATCATATTTTCCGATAGCATCTGCAATGGCGGGGGTAGAAACAATGTCAGCTTTGTAAGCTGTGCCTTGCATGATGAGAGCTTGGCCATTGTTGTCTTCCGAAAGCCAGAAGATATTCAACCCCCACTTCGCCAGCGAACGCAAAGCTGCGATCCCGTGCTGCAAAAACACACCGGGAATGGGCTGGAACGGAAACGGATATGATCCAACATTCGTCCAGACTTCCGTTGTGCGTCTTCCAAAACTCCACATTTCCTTATGCACAACGTCAATGATTTGGAGTCGGTCAGCGTCTCCAGACATCGTGGCAACGCCAAGGTCGGGGTAAGTTGTTTCGTTCGAGTTGCTCGATTGAATGTTGGCGTTTTGAGTTGACGAGACTAAAAACGTGTCAATGTAGCGAATTTGATTTCCGCCAACAAAATTGGTCGGATTAAAAACATTAAACTCAAGCGATGTAAGATTAACACTCCATCCCTGCGTCGAGCCATCTAAAATAATAAGCGAGAACTTATTATCATACATACTTACAAGACCAGATTGAGAAGTGATGCTGCCTAATTGTTGCAGCACAAAATTATCTGGCACGTAATAAACAATGTTCCCGATGACCGCAAAAAGCAGCCCGTTGGACGCTGTGTAAAGCTGACGCACCTCGGCCACAATTCCTTGCGCGAGAAGCGTCAGCCCCGGAGTGCAGTAGTGCGTGTAAGGAACTTCAGCATCCTTCGTGTTCTGTTCTGGATACAGATTGATGCACCTCTGCGCGTTCGCTATTACCGAGCGCGCTTCATAAGCACCTTGAACAAGTTGGATCTGAGCCACTTCACTACATCCCTTACGTAGCAGACATTACGTTAGCAATCCATACGTTGTTCGTCACAGCGATAAAAAGCACACGTTTAGCTGCAGCATAAGAAACACCTGTCGCACCAGCTGTGCCGTTGATCGTGTCAGAACCCTGCGCAAAAACCTGCACAGCGTCTGCGCTATCTGCATTCAGCAAGTAGACGATGGTGCCTGCAACTGCGCTTGGAAGCACAACGCTGTCAGCAGCCGTGCCCACAACCGTGACAACATTCACGCCGTTGACAAGAACTGGAGTAGAAGAAGAAAGGCCACCACCAGCAAGGGCTGTGATGCCGTAGTTTGTCTGCCACTGTGGAGTAGCCATAAGATTTTCAAGAGTATATCCGTCTTGAAGCGCGTAACCATTGGGAAGACGATCAGGTATAGCCATTTGAGTTACCTCGTTTGGTCGCTGTAAATGTTGTAGACACTCGGACGGACCAGATTATCCGGCATCACAAGGCTAGGTATTTGTGCATTCGCAGAACGGATCGTCTGGAGCGCATCTGCCGCCAGCCCTTCATATGTCGGATCTGGTGGAAGTCGGTATGCAGCGCGGGTGCGAACTACAAGATTGTAGTGGATAGCTGCAAGGTATTCGGGCGGAAATATGAAAGGGCTTGTTAGATTGTTGAATTCAGTCAACACATCTTTGAGCAAGATATGGACTTCGTAAAGGTTTGCTTGTGGGATCGGCCAAGGATAAATGCGCCCCAAAGGCCATGCGGAGTCATAGAATATGCATTGCGAGAATGACACTAATTGCTTGAGCGTAATTCTTGCATAATCCTCCATTGAGAAAAGGATCTGGAGCGGATAGTCCACCGCCTGTGTGCCGCTTCCGCCCGCCAGCATTCTGAAAAACGCGCTTTCGAGTTTGTCCGGGCGCGCTGCTACATTTATGTCACCGCCGGGGCCGACCGTATAGCTTTGGGCCCCAGTTGACACCACACTCTTGTCCACAAGGTGCCATACCAACCAGCGTTTCATCCGCCACTGAGCAATCATCATATTCAATCGCGTCAAGGCGTCATTAACATCTTCTGCCAGAAGCGACTGACCAACACCCAACACGCCAGCGTCTTTATAAGCAAGATTGATAATATCGAGCGCCGTAAATGTCGCCCCGCCGAAAGGTGTCGGATAAACAGGATCGACCGGCTGGACAGAGCAAGAGGCATTGCCGCCGGGGAGGGTAGCTGCAAGCGAGAAGCACGAAACCAACTGGGCCGAAGTCCAGCCAAATGTGGTCTGAGCCAAAAGCGCCAATTGATCTGTGATCGAAATACAAACCGCAGAATTAAACTGTATCCAAAGCGTGTCGTTTTTGTTTGCCGTTACAGCCTGCGACAGCAATTCCACATTGGCCTGTATGGCAATGGCCGCAAAGAACTGCTGCCTTGAAACCGCCGCCACAGTCGATGGCACAACCGTCGCGCCACAAGCTACATCTCCACCCGGAAGTGTCGCCGCGAGGGTGAAAAGCGAGTCAAGTTGGAGCTGCGTCCAGTTGAACGTGGTTCGCACCAACAGGGCAATATCATCTGTGGACGAAATGCACGTCGCGGAATTAAACTGGTTCCACGCGGTCGTATTTGGATTGGCCAAAACAGCCTGCGAAAATGTTTCCAAATTCGCCATATCCGCTATTGCGGAGAAGAATTGCTCGCGTGATACGGTTGCGGTCATGGGTTAAGACCTGTGTTGAGTGTCAGCAATGTGTCACTATCCCGTTTGTTATTACCATCGTTGATGTATTTACTGTGCCTGCCGAACAAGATACACCGACAGCTGCTCCAACATTTATTCCACTATTAAATATAGCGGTCCCATTTACGGTTAATGGAGAACTTATAAAAGAAGCAGTTGCCCCAAAGTAAGCAATGTTACTTCCGTTTCCATTATTATAATCTTGAATAACAACCGGAAAATTATTTTGCCCAGAACGTAAATTTATATTTCCATATTGCGAACCAAAAATAAGGGCTGTTCGATTAACCCCACCAGCATCAATACCATTAAACGCTATTTCTTGACTATCTACGCCGTTACCAACTGCTCTAGTTCCAAAATACGCTCCACGATAAACTTGTCCGTCTCTTGAAAATAAACAAGCGCCCCACTTTAATCCTGTCGTGGCGTTACACGTCCAAGCTACTGCTGACGAAGGTTGTATAGTGCCAGAAAGAAACGCGACTGATCCCGATACAATAGTCGAAGCATTTCTTGAGTCAAAATCAAACTCATTTTGCTCAGTAACATTTGTAATCCCTGCATCACCATTCCAAGTATTTATACCAAATAAATTTGCCCCATTTCCGCTGGCTCTAGCCACAAAAAACCCGGAAACGCAGCCACCTCTAGGTGAAATTCCAGTCCAATCTTTTGCACAATCTGAATATCCAGAAACTGCATTTGATTGAAGATTTGTAGCAGTTGTTGGCTCTATAACTGCCCCTACAAGAGCTTCAGTAGCATGATAACCGCCCCAAAATGATGAAAAGAATTGGCCTATATTTATATTTCCGACATTTGAAACAACATAATCATATTGCTGTGTGTTATCAAAAGCACCAGCATTTGTTACATTAATTATACTAGGAGTTAATGTCCAAGCACCCGCAGAACTTACAGTTCCTAAATTATACCAGTTCCCTTGAATATTCGCCCCAAAATTGTAAGGCGAGCCAGATGGTAAGGTAAATCCCCAAGTCATCTGGTTATAGGTTTGAGCGCAGGCACCATTTACCCACAACAATGCAACCAGCAAAGTTAAAAAGTTTTTGATACCTGCGATCATGTTAAGCGTCCTTTTTCAAAGAAGACACAGGAGTATTTGATGAAGGTTTAGGCTTTGCAGACTCAACAAGTTCCTTCTGTGCCTTCAACTCTGCAAGCTGAGTTTTCGCAAGTTCTAATTCTACAGCCTTGCGTTCCAACTCAGCCTGTAATTCATCTTCACGGGTCTTAAAGGCCCCCGGACCGCCTTTGGTGATGAAGTCGATTTCTTCTTTCGCATCTCCGACCAAGATCGGATCAGTTTTACCCTCATCTTTATATCCGACAACCTTCGGATATTCTTGAAATTTATATTCTGGAAATTCCATACTCTCATACACACCGAGATAAGGTTTAACTTTAGCCATTTACTTGCTCCTTACGAGTGAAGGGAGAGGGCACTTTGCCCTCTCCTTTTAGTGATTAGATGATGTCTGCGACAACAACCGCCCACTCAGGACGAACCCAGACATAACCATACAACACATCAAGACGTGTGATGAACTGGTCCGACTTAATGTCAAAACCTGTCACCATACGCATCGAAACGCCGTCCATACGCTCTCTTGCCGTTTCCTGCATGTTCTTTGGCAATTCCAAATCCGCCGTCGCCATCGTGACTGCATCTGGAATGAATGCAAGGTTCTTGCGATAAACGCTGCTTGCCAACGTCAGGGTCACAATCGCTGCACCGTTAGCAGGAGAAGCCGTAACCGTCTGATACTGAACCGTTGAACCGCCAGATGGTGGAACAATCGCAGGATAGATGGAGATGCTTGTCGCGCCCGCAGCAGCTGCTGCCGTTACAACGAACTGCTGCAACGAACCAACTGATACTTTGGTGATGCGGTTGACGGCGCTCACGCCAGCAAACGTGATGATGTCGCCTTGTGCAAGCGGGCCACCAAGAGCGTTTGTGGTGATGGTCGTGCCGGTCTGGTTTGCACCAGAAACCGTCATCGTGCCCGTGTATGCGCCGGTCGTGTGTTTGATAACCGTCTGGTCTTCGAACCAGTCGAAGCCAATCGCGTTATAAACTTCACCCTTGCGATACTGCTCAGAGATTTCCGTGGCTGGGTTCAACAGGCCAGAAAGGTTCTGGACCGTGCGAGCCATCGTGACAGGATCGAGGATGAACTTGCGGGAGTCCGTAGGCGCAGAGCGTAAGCTCAAGAGTGCTTTTGCATTCAAGAACGTCTCAAGCGTCGGACGGAGCAAGTTACCAGCAGCGTCAAAGTTACCAACAAGGTTGGAAACGCCGCCTTCAACACCTGACATCACGTCTGCAGCGACAGCGCCGACGAGGTTGTTTACAGCTGGCGCAAGGATGCGTTTGGAATAGTCGTCCAAAGACATCGTGCGTTCAACGCTGTTAAACGAAACGTCAACGCCTTTTTGGGTGGCGAGGGTCAGCGTGGTGCTGGTTTCCGCCGTATCTTGGATCTGCGCTACAGGGCCATTTCTAACCGTGTAATCGTTAGGCAGACGGATGCGGAGGCTCTGACCGATTTTCGCGCCGGTCACAGCAAACTGGTCATCATACTGCGTATCGATGTGCTGCAGGAAGGAGTTGGTGTTTACCCAGAGGCGCACGGCCTCACGGGTAATCATGTTAATTGTTAAAATTGTATTTGACATCTCTAAGTCCTCTGGGTTACGCGCTCACGGCGCAGTGGTATTGTCAAAATACAAAGGGAGTCCTTTGTTCATCTGACGGAGCCTGCGACCGTCTCTTGACAGGCAACCCAGATCGCTTACCCTGCGATCAGCAAGGGGAGGACGTTTAAGGTGTCCTCGCCTACCTTTTGCGACGAGCCATAGCTTGCTCATTGCGAAGTCTTGCCCATTCTTCCATTGAAATGTTCGGGTCGTCAAGTGTTGCCAGGGCACTTCCAATCCCTTGAACCTTCGGAGAAATCGGGGGCGGAGCGGATGTCACTCTTTTCGGTGCGGTGACTGCTGATGCGAGTTTAGCAACTGCCACAGCCTGTCTGGCGGTTGGCAAGAGTGCAATTCGGGCAGCTTCGTCAGGATTTTTAGCCAGATGGTAGAGGACTTCGTGTGGGTTTCCAGTTTCAATCGCTGCTTCCGTGAGCGAAGTCGGAATTCCACCAAGGATCTGAGCCATGTTGTTAAGCTGCGGAGCCCAATCGCCATATTTAGCCAGCCCTTCATTCCAGATTTTATCAGTCGTGGATTTCCACTCGTTTTGTTTTGCCAGTTCTTGCGCCTGACGGTAAATTTCCATCTGGACTTGGCGGGGGTCAACACCACCAGCAGACTGTGGGGCATCATAATACTGCTGCTGCGGGGCTTCCATGGCTTGGAGGCGCTCTTCAAGTTCGCGCTTTTGGCGGGTCAACTGGCCAATGCGATCTAAAAGGCCCTGCGGCGGTTTGTTTTCAGTCTCGAGTGTGACAGGTGCCTCTGGCGGTGCTTCTTGCGGGGCCTCAACTGCAGCCTCTACAACTGGTGCAGCTACTGGCGCTTCGACAGGAGCAGCCCCCGCCTCGCCCTCGGCCTGACGGTTTATGGTGTTGTAAAATGTTTTCATGTTAGGCTCCTTTACCTTTCTTCATTTGTAAGACGCCCTCACGCCCTCGACGTAACGTCGCATCCTTGACTAAAGCATCATGGATCTCATCTTTTAACACATCATCCATATTTGTTGTAAGTAATTGTGCAAGTGTAGCTCTTGCTGCGTCCAGATAAAGCGGCCAGCAAGACGAAACATAAGTTTTAAGATCGCGGTGTTCTGCATAAAATTCGTTGCTTCTTGAGGCCCAGCTTTCGTAGACCTCCTCTGCCATCTTCTTCGCGGTTTCCGCGACCATCTTATGCGCATGTGCCCCTTTACCGGGGAGTTTAACTAACGGCTCTCTCATCTTGGCTCCAATGGTAACAACACATTCACATCACGCTCGCTATACGGGGTAACATAGTAATTCCGTAAACGAGTTCCCTCTGGTGATTGTTCGTAATAAGCTCCTTGCGAAAACGGCTTCGTCCCGGCAAACATGCTACCCCAACCTTGCATGTTCGGCATTGTTGTTTCTTGTGAAAATTGCTCGTAAGGAACAAACCGGCTTACGTCAGGAATGCGCTCATTCTGGAAGCCTGTCAATGGATTAGTCGAAAACCCTCCGATATAATCGGCTCTTTTTTGTAAATAATCTTCCCGCAAGGCATTCAATTCAGACGGGGAGAAATTATGTTGAGTGATCTGGTTTTCATTTCCAAAATACGAGCCAATTTGCGCCCGCATTGCTGACGGATAAAGGTTCGACGCACGTTCACGTAGAGTCTGCCGTTGATAACCCTCATTCACCTGCCGCTGTTCTTCTGGGGTAAACGTGTAAGGCATTCCCTCAAACGAAAAATATTCGACAGGCCGTCTTGGGGGCAGCGGAATGCCCCCTTGAGGTGGAGGATTGTAGAACTCATCCGACAGATATTCCGCTATCGCGTTTCTATCGATTGGCTCGTAGTTGTATTTAATCTCCCCCGCCATCTCACCCTCATCATCTATTTTGTTCGTAGTATTGCTGGGTTTTGCGACCGCGTTCTGCTTCGTCCTGCCCAAACAATTTGTCGAACATTTGAGTGATTTTGTAGTTTAAGTTGCCTTCCCATTCATCTGCCGGAGCAACCTCTGCAGGACGTTTGGTTGGCATAGGCGCGGTCTTACCACCCTTACCACCTTTAGCCTTTTGTCCCGCTGCCCCGCCCATTGGCTCAGCCATCTCTGATCCTACAGGACGTTGTTGCGGGCGACCGTAAACATCTATCGGCGGAAGTTGTTGCGCTCCTCTTGCCGTTGGTGTAGCCATAGCACCGCCAACATCCCGAACAGCAGGAGCGCCACCATCGCGTCCGTAATAAGCTGCCATAAAGGGCAGACCCACACCTGCAGCACCTGCCGCAATTTTACCAAAAGGAATTCCGCCGGAACGTAGCGCATTTGCAGCCTCCCCATAAGGGATCATCGCGGTTCCTTGTTGCGGGCCGGAAAGGACATTCCCGGTCACATCACGAAACTCACCATACGCTCCATTTGGTGCTTGATATTCGCCACGCGCAAATGTCGGCAGGCCCCCACGAACGGCAGGAACACCGCCTTGCTGTGCCATTGGCATTGAGCCTTGACGAAGTGCAACACCCTGCCCCATTTCTTCTGGGGTGTAATCGAGTTCTACCGCCCCCGGACCTGTTCGTCTGCCAGGAACGTAAGGGCCGTATTCACCCTTACCTTGGTTCCTGTAATAAGCAGCCATTGTATTTTCATCAAAGCGAGAACGAGGTCGATCAATGAAAGGGCCCGGACCTGCAGGACCTTCATAATCATAAGCCGCAGGTGCAGGACTTGGCATCCCACGACGCTGCGCCATCACAGCATTTGCCTCAAACGCATTTCTGCTTGTAGGCAAAGGACCTTGTTCAATGGCCAAGAAATCCTCTGGTCTAAACGCTTGTGGTCTGCCCGGAGCCCTTGAGCCTGCCGCCCCGCGCCGATAGGCCTCCATCATATTCGCATCAAACGAGCCTCTTGGGGCCGCTGCGACTGGCTCGTAACTTAATGCAGGAGCGCCAGCGCCACCGATAGCGCGAGGACCACCAGCTGCTCCGGCTTCACGTCCTGCAATTTGTGTAAATGCTGAACGACCGGGACGCGCTGCATAGAACGACGCCACATCTGTCGGAAACGCTTCGGAGCCATAAAGTCTTCCTCTCGCAAATTCTTCGGGATATTGCTCACGCAGCATCTGTTCGTAACCGAGGGAACCTAATTCCTCTCGCGTAGCCTGCCCGAAAGGCGCACCGCCCATCGAGTTCTCAACCATCTCTCTACCAATACCACGGATAAGAGCCGCAAGCCATGACTGCCCCGGCACCACATTGCGTTCACCCGCAGCTACCGCTTCTTCCTGTTGTGTGCGCTTCGGTGCCATTTAACCTCTCCGTGTAATCCGTGCTATCGTCCCCGGCATTTCCGGGTGCGGGCCGTAAACGTGACCATCTGGGCCTCTAAAAGCCCCTTCCGGCATTTCATGATCCTCAAGGGGAGCAGGCATTTGTTGATCGCGCTCTGAGGCATATTCCGCCCCCGGAGTTGACCCTTGCTCCTTGTGACCTTCGTATGTATCGCTGATCGGAACGTCTTCGCTTTCCCGAACAACATCGTCTTGCAATTTTGCCAATTGTAGCGCAGAAAGCCCTTGCTTGCCAACCACATCGATACGTTTTGTGATCGCGTCGTAGACATCGACTTCGCGCTTTTCGAGACGTGCTTGCGTCTTGCCTTTTTCCTTCGCCAACTCGTCCATCGTAGCCTTGAGCGCATCCTGCAATTGCTGCACTTGCATTCCAAGCATTTGCTCGTTTTGCGTCGGACCCTGACCAAGCGCCTGCGGCGGGACCATGCGCTTCAGTCTCTCGGCTGCTTCCTCTGCCATCGGGAAGTCGCCAGCTCTAAACATGATGTCACCGATGATATTGGTGAGCGCTGGGGACTGCGTGAGGATGAGGGTAAGTGCGTTAAACGCCTCCTCACGGCGTGTCGCATATCCCGGCCCGACATCTGCCTGCACTTCATACTGCCCGATAGCAGGGTTCAAAAGTCTTGTAATGACCTCATTATTTTCATTCAACTCAAGCATGTGAGCCTGTTTGAGTTGTGGATCGAGCTTGACCTCTAAACTTTCACCATTCTCAGCCAAGATCATCACGATCCTGTTTGTGTCGTAAAGTTTCGGCACCAGATCCAGAATGATCTTGCCCACCTGCCGGATCGCAATCGCAAGGTTATCAATGAAATGGTAAGTAGCACGATCACCTTGACGCTGACGTTCAGCAATCGCCTTTCCAGTTCGTTCATTCCCTTGTTGCCCCATCTGATTTTCGTATTGCCCGGAAACCATCTGCATTTCCATTGCAGCGACTTCCATTCCCTTCAAGGCAACAGGCGAAGGAACGGGGGGCTCAACTCTTGCGGGAGGAGGCAAAGGTTTGCCATCATCACCAACAGATTTATACGGCAAATAAGCGTGGTTCTGACGGTTTGCGGTCGCCCAGTATTCTTCAAAGCCCTCGACCGTTTCAACACCCACAATCCAAGGAGTCTTTGACTGCAAGGCACCATACTCAACTGCACTCGAAGCCCAGTAGTTATACATCCTCTGCGGATCTTTCATGGCCCGTGTGTGGCCTTTACGATCCATTCTTCCTTCAATAATGATTTCTTCCCCAACCACTGGAATGATCGGGATGGTCTTTCCAATCCACTCTTTTTCCTCAGACTCAACAATATGAGTCCCGATGATAAAGTGGTAATGGATAACTCGCTTTTGAACGCTGCGCTTTCTTGTCATTGGGTCAATAAAAACTGCGCTTTTTGGATCGACCTTGCGCAAATCTGACGCAAGAATTGTAGCCGGTTGTCCGTCCGGGCCGTCAAACATCAGCAATTCATCTTCAACATCTTCAGCTTCAAAATATTCCGCGACCCTCACATGGTCATCATCTCGCCAGCCACGATCACCAACAAGACCTTCCGTCCCCATATACTTCACATACTGCGGATATTTCTTCTCAAAAACGTCTTTCGGCATGTCCTCGAAAATGAAAGCAAATCTCATGTCTTCTTTTGCCGGAGCCCTTGCATCCGGGTCGATGTAGACCGTCATCGGATCTGGAATTGACGTGATGTAAATGTCTTGGTCGAAACTATCTTCAGACACATAGTCTGTAATCACACGCAAAAATCCAAGCCCCGCAGTGACTTGAAAAGTGGTCGCAACATCATAATGGGCCGGGGCGTTTGACTGATACTCAATATGCCGTGCAATTCCGTCCCAAATTCTTGCAGCCTCTGCGGTCGCACCATTTCCCGCAGCTCGATACTTAATCCCCGGCTTATTCATCTTGGCATCATTAATAATGTTCAAGTTATGCTGACGGGTCTTATTAATCGTAAGCGCGGGGCGCTCGTCCCTTTGCCTGTCGTTCCACATCCTTGTCGGCCATTGGTATTTGTTGTCTGCGTCAGCATTAGCAAACTTCAAATCATCCAAAAACATGCGCCTTGCATAGCTCTCCCAATCCTCACAACGCCGAAAACGATCTTGCGCTCTTTTGAAGATTTTCTGAAACTTCTCGATGTTTTCGTTTGTAGGATTTGACATGTTTTATCCCAACCATCCAAGGCTTTCGCCAAATTGCTGCACTTTGCCCATCAGACCGTGTTTCTTCAAGGCACTTGTAACATGCCGATGTTTCGTTGTCTCGCCCCCTTGCGAGGCAATCGCCATATACCGAAAAGCGTCAGCTGCGTGTGATGACCAGTCATGCACAGGTTCTGACGACAAAACCTCCGTCACAGGGTTTTCTTCATAGTGATAATGGCGAAGAGCATGAAGAAGTTCTTTTTCACATCTTGCGGCATCAAACCAGCAAGTGGGGAATATGCTCCTTGCAGCGACAATGCCGTCGAATTTAGAAAGACGCGGGACAATTCTGACCCTAAATCCTGCGTCTCGCATTTGTTCTTCGATGGACTTTTTTGATCCGAGCGTTTTAGCTCTTGCATCGTGGGGCAACCAACACGTCCCGTATTCATAAAGTTCTCCTGTGCCCGACCGGCGTGTGCGCAGCACATGAATGTAATGGTCAAGGCCTTTCAGACGGTTTTGGTAATAATCCACGACCCGTCTTTGCATTCCTACATATTGTTCAAAAATGATAGCTGTATGGTCACTCCTACCCAAGTCCCAATACAAATTGACAGCAGAAGAAGCATGATGTGGAACATGCGTGATCCGGCCTTCTTCCGCACAATCTCGAAGTTCTTCGGCATAAACCGCCCCTTCCAAAGTCTTTCTGCATTCCCCCTCCCAGACATGCAGATACGCATCGCGGTCCTTGGCCTTGAGATCGAGCATTTCCTGTTTAAGGACCCCCGGAAACCACGGGTTATCTCTCCACGAAATCTTTTGAACTATCGCATTTTTAGGAGGAGACAAAATAAACCGCTGATAAGTATCATCAGTTTCAAGTTCTGGATTGAACGAAGCCCAGATTTCAGAGCCCTCTTTACGGATCGTCGGAATGAGAACTTCCCACGAGTTTTTCGTGACCTTGTTCGCCTCCTCAACCCAGCATATGTCCACACCTTCATATGACTTAATCTTGGTGACATTGTTGCGTATCCCTTCAAAAGAGATCTCGCTCCCTGTCGATGGACAAAAAATCCTCGCCTGCTCGATTTGGTAAAATCCTGACAAACCTAAAAGGTCAATCTGGTCACTCAACACTTTATGCACCGAGTCTCGTATTGAATTCTGCAATTCACGGGCGCATAAAATTCGCAATTCCCGCTTTGCCGCCAAAATCACCAACGCCCGTGCAATTCCCCAGCTTTTTGCTCCACCTCGCCCGCCATAAAGCACCCGATACCTCACAGGCAGATCATTGACCTTTGGCCAGAACAAGCATTGGAGCTTTTCCGGCCATTCAACAACCTTTGCCTGTGGGGCATTTTGTGCGGTTAGGTCCATTCTATATTCAATCCAAAATGGGGCTAACTATTTCTTTTTCTCATACTTTTTCATCGCCGCACGATCCATGGCCTGCTCTTTTTTCGAGCCTTCCTTGATCCCTTTTGCGGCGAGTTTTTTGTCCATCTTTTTGTCCATCGGGGATTTTTCCCACTCTTTCATGGACATCTTTTTTGGAGGAGCTTTTGCCATTACTTGCCACCCAGTTTCTTTGAGGTTTTCATGCCATACATTGTTGACTCTTTTTTGTTTGCAGCAAGTTCACGATCTTTCGTCGCAACTTCTTTTGCCTCTGAATGTTTCACTGTCTTCATCTCAGCCTTATTCATGGCTGAAGACTTCGTAAGTTTCTTCATGTCGTGATGCTCGCCCATACGATGGCAACCTTCACCTTCATGCTGAGATTTGAAATAAGCAGCTCCACCTGCGCCTGACATGTTATCCATCACAATCCCCTTTTAATAAACCTGTCCCATATTTTAAGCCCGATCTGCATGGACAGATATGTGCAGCCGAGAATTGGAGCAAAAACCGCTGCCACGTCCGACACCGGCTGAATTGTTTGTAACCAGAGGGGTGAAGAAATCATACTTGCCGCCACTAACGCCCCTGCTTTTTCACTTGTTGTCGAGAAAAGGGTGTTTAGAATGTCATAAAACGGGCTGTCATGGTGGATAGACATCCTTCTCTCCTACGATGGTTTTGATGCTGGGGTTACGGCGATAATATTTGATGCAGTTGCAGCCAATTCCTGCACGGCAGCGCTTGCAGCTTTAAGCGACGAATATCCCGCGACCGCTTGATCTGGCGTAAGTGTTCCAGCTTTTGTGGACGCAGCAAAAGCATTTAGCCCTGCCATCGCGGCATTTAATGCAGCCATTTTTGCCGCAATCGTAGGATCAGCAAGGCCAACAATCGCATCGACAAGTGGAGTAATCCGGGCAATACCTGCGGTCAGCACAGGGATTTCATTGACAATCCAATTCGCCACCGCGATTACGTCTTTTTCCACAATCTGCGCTTCCGCCCAGACCTTCGTGCTAAATGTGACAACATCGGCCTCTGTTGCGACCGCTGCTTTCGAAAAGAAACTCGTTATTGATGAGAATAAGCTCATTGCTCTGCTCCTTTTGGCACCCAAACCCAACCTTCAAATCCATCCCATTCGTAACTACCTGCAGCATATTCAACGGTAGGATGAACGCTTTTTGTAACCCTCTCCACACCTTTTTCGACACTTTGCTTTGCGCCCGCTTCCGCAGCGTCAATTGCCTTTCGGATCGCCGCTTTGAATTTTTGTCCGTCAGGGCCGTCAAGCATTTCCTTCGCGGCCTTGATCGCTTCGTAACTATCTTTTGTAACAGTTACAATCGTTTGCGCGTTTTGAAGGTAAGGTGCAAGCCCTAAAATTGATAAAACTGCGTTCATCATTTTGGTGCAACCTTTTTAGATTTTTCCTCCAAAATCACCGCAAGAATACCGCCAAGCCCCTGCAGCGTGGAGATAATGTTATCACCCATTGATCCGGGGATATAATTGTGAACCGCTGACGCGATTAAGCCTGTGCCCGCCCATGTGGACGGTTCTTTTAATCTTGCGATCAGCCATGTAATAACTACGTCCATTTGGCACCCTTTCCTATCGATTATAGCATCTTGTGAGAGAAGGAGTTATCTTTTTACACACAACTCGAGGCTGCGGTTTGCCGTCATTCACAAACCCATCACCTTCGATTTGAGAGCATCCTGTCAAGAACCCTAATGCTGTGCAGAGAAGCACCATCCAGCTTACCGTGCCGAATGCCACTATTCGCCAATCTTTGTCCATCACGACCCCCTATTCGCACGTTTAAGGGCGTATTGAAATGCGGTAGCATACCCCGCGATTAAATTTGCCTTGTCCTGACCATTTATAATTCTTCTCGCCCCGACATAATCGCATTTCCCTGCGGAAATGTAATCTGCGAGCTTTTTGCCCGTGAAAAGGCCTTTTGTCATGCCTTCAAAACAAGCGCGAAGTGCTACTGGCCATGCGAGCAAATCTTCGGGCTTTTCGGCCCCAAAGAGCTTTGCATTCCGCTCCCACGTCACTTGGACCAAACCCATTCCGATCCAGGGCCAGTAAGGCTTTGACTTTAGGTAGCGTAAGCTCCCTTGCTCCTTGACCGGCACCATTTTATGCCCAGTTTCCCAGTTCACCGTCGCAAAGATATAGGCCAACTGGTCGTCGGTCACGCCTTTATAATTGCTATCACGGTAGTCCAGAATTCGCGTGATGCCGTCTACTTGCGCAGCCGTAAGTTTCCCGCCGAACAGGGCATGTCTAATTCTGTTGAAAAAGTATGCCCTGTCCATTTACGCGCTCCTATTTTGCTTTGGCTTTAATCTGCGCCTGTATCTTCTGGGCTACAGCCTCAGTTGCAAGTTTATCATGCTCGGCCTGTAAAAGAGCCTGCAATTCACCAACTGTGATGGTGATTGGGGTGTTTGGATCGACTTGCTGTTGTGCAGATGCAGCTGCTGGAGCAGCAGGTTTTACATCCTCTGCAAATGCTGGGAAAGACGCTAAAATCAGAGATGCAATAATTACCTTTTTCATTTGGCTTCCTTTTTCGGGAGGTTAGAGTTTTACAAGAGAACTGCCCGATCAATTCCCTTGAATTAGTTACCAAAGCAGGTGTATTGGAATTTAGCACTCGTCGCACTTGTATATGTGATCGTAAACGCTGATGCACTTTGGGCCGATATATACAAACCAGAATTTGCAGCATTTACAGGACTTACTGTGCAATAAGCTGAAGTCGGATAAGCCGTTGCAAAAGTAATAGTGCAGGCGGTTGTCGCAGTTGATCCTGTAGTAATCTGACCAGAATTATTACTGCTGCCTGTCGTTACGGATGGCGATGTGCCACAAGTGGTAATCGTTGGTGATGCTGCGGCAGTTTGAACGGAAGTAGCCGCATTTATAACGCCGCCGCCATAAATCGCCCCTGACGCGCCTATACCTCCAGATACTGTAAGAGTTCCACTGGAAGTTGAAGTTGAGGCAATGTTTGCAGATAAATTTACGTTACCACTACTATTAATAGCCATCCTATTCGTGCCAATAGTCGTAGTAGTATTGGCGGCTGTATTAAATTGAATAGATGTAGCTGCATATTGTTGTGAATACCCGCCACCAAATGCTATAATGTTATTTGTAGCGTCTGATGACGCGCCAAAAATGGCTACAGGCGTTCCTGACAAACCAGAATAGTTTGCAACGCCCATCATTGCATATTTTGTGGTGTTTGTTCCGGCATTATCTGACAAAATCAGATTTGGTATAGATTTTACAATCTGGACACCATATGACGGCGAATTGGTGCCAATTCCAACATTTCCTGTCGATGTAGCGCCAATTCCAATTGTGCCAGATCCCTTCGCATCAAGGGTCAGATTTTCGTTCGTGCCGGACGAAATGGTCGAAAGGGCCACGCCACTGCCTGCAGCTGCAGATTTGATGTTGAGGCCTGTGGCAGAGGATGCAGTGGACGTATCTACGTTGAATGCTGGATTGGTTGTGCCGTTAGGGCCAACTGAAAAAGAATTTGCAAGTGCTTTTGTTAGATAATTTGAAATTGCGGCGTCGGCACTAAAATTAACTTTAGCGGCCCCTGCCGATAAAAGTTGCATCGTTCCATTATCATTTGTAGCAGAAAGTCCATTGAATGTGACCGTGCTATATGTTCCGTTACTTAGAATGTAACCTTGATATTGTGTAGATGTAATTTGGTTAAACGCATTGCTAACCGTAGTTGATCTTTGAAGATAAATATTTCCTGTAGAATTATTACCTATAGTAATATTTCCTGTGCCTTTAGAGTCTATAGTTAGAGTTTCATTTGTTCCGCTAGATATTACCGAAAGCGCGACACCATTGCCTGCCGCCGCTGACTTAATATTCAATCCAGTTGCTGAAGATGCAGTAGAGGCATCAACATTAAGCGCCGGATTTGTGGTGCCGTTTGCTCCTACAGCTAAAGCATTAGCTGATGAAGATGTGATTGTATGCGCGGCGCTTGTTAATGTACTGCTAAGAGCCGTTGTGCCTGTAACTGCGAGCGCGTTTGTGCCGATTGTAGCTCCACCAAGAGCAAGCGACGTGCCTGTAGCTGCACCAAGCACTGGAGTCACAAGTGTGGGCGATGTCGAAAATACAAGATTTGTGGAAGTTGTTCCCGTAGTGCCGGAAGCTGTAAAGCCTGTAATGTTATTAAAGCATGTAATGCTTGCCGCCGTGCAGGCCGTGCCACCATTGGCAACAGGAAGCGATGTGACCCAAGACGATACACCACCAGTTGTTGAAGTCAGAACAGCACCGTTAGCTGCGGGCGTGGCAACAGGAAGTGTTAATGTCCATGCCGCCGTTGAAGAAGCTGAAGAAGCAAGAGTGGTTGGAAACGCACCTGCATTAGTATTAGCGAGTGTTAATGTGCCTGCCGTTGTGCTTTGAACTCCGAGCGTAGGAGTTGCAGTTGCTGTGACAGTATTTGCAGTTCCAGATGCTAAGATCGTTCCTGCCGTTGTGGTTGCAGGGAATGTTGCAGTTGTCCAAGATGGATTGGCCGCAGCACCTCCACTTTGAAGATGCTGACCTGCCGAGCCTGTAGCGCCCAATGTAGCTGGAGCAGCACCTGCACCGCCACCAACAACAAGTTGATATTGTGCCAGCAATGCTGAAGATGCCATCGCAGTTGTGCTGGAGAAATACGGAATACCGCCACTTGTAACTGTGCCGCTAACTGTGGCAGGGAACGGAATGCTTGAAGCTACAGCTGTGACCGTGCAGGTAGAGCCGAGTGTGCAGCTTTGCCCATTGACCGTTGTTGTCGGGCTTGTCCAAGTCATGGCGGAAGCGCCACCGGCCTGCGACGTTAGCAAATATCCCGCCGTGCCGACGGTTGTAGGCAAGTTGAAATTGTAGGCTGTGGTTGCACCATTGTTCTGGACAGTGACCGTTGCTCCTGTTGCACCACCATTTGCAAGGCCCAATTGGCCTGTCGTTGTGGCGTTCACACCGAGCGTTGGTGTCGCTGTAAAGGCTGGTGTCGCACCTGCAAGGATCTGCCCTGCCGCACCTGTAATCGAGATCGCACCAGTTGTTGAACTAATTGAAAGTGGCGCTGATGCTGTAGAGACAAGTGTTCCGCTAGTATTAGGAAGCGTTAGTGTTGGTGTGCCTGCTGCGGCTTGCGCTGTGATAGTTGCCGTGCCGCTTGTAGCGCCGGTCATATTCAACACGCCGGTAGCTGTGCCAGCTACACCAAGCGTAAATGTGCCTTTTGTAGTGCTAAATTGCGCCGACTGCCCACCGCTTGTGTAGATGGAAAGCGGCAGATAGGTGCCTGTGCCATTGATGCCGGAGACAAGTTGCACATCTGTGCTGGCATTTGTAGCGATTAAAATCTTGCTTGCGTTTGTGGGGTCAGAGTTGTTGGTTGCTTGCCAACTTGCCGCAGTCGATGTGCCGTTTGGAAGGGCGTAAATGCCGGTTGTAGCGTTTGTGGTGCTTGTCTGAAATGCTCTACGGCTATTGACCGTCGCATTGTCGAAGTCAGCAAGAATACGTCCAGCCGTTCCCGTATAAGTTTCATTCCCGCTAATTGTTGGTGTCGTGATGGTCGGGCTGGTCGAGAACACCAAATTGGTGCTGGTAGTGCCGGTCGCGCCTGTCGCGGTATAACCTGTGATGTTGTTAAAGCATGTGATGCTAGACGCAGAGCAGTTCGTGCCACCATTTGCTACCGGCAAAATTGAGGTCCATGATGAGACGCCACCAGTTGTCGCGGTCAGGATCGCACCATTTGCTGCCGGAACCGCAAGAGGAAGCGTCAAAGTCCAAGATGCAGGGGTATTTGCGCCAGCTTGTAGGGTAGTTGTATAAGCTGAACTTGCATTTGCTAGAGATAGTGAGCCAGTTGTTGTTGAGGTTTTGCCCAATAAAAGATTGCCTGTCGAGGACAACAACATCAATTGCGCTGCGCCAATTCCACCATTATACCAAACAAATGAGTCTCCTGCGCCTCCACTAAAACGAACAAATGGAGACACATAATCAACGGCCACCCCATTTGTAAAGGAGCCCGCATACGCGCCTGTTATAGACGCCCCGCCAGCAAATATAGCCGAATAAGGCGATTGAACAGTTAAATTTCCAGCAAGAGCAACACCATTCCAAGCTCCAGAATTGGTAATCGATAAATATCCACTTGTCATTCTAATCAAAGTTAATTGTGCCGTTGCTGATCCATCAAACCATCCTAATTGTAAATTTTGACTTTCAATGTTTGTCCCAGAAGCGGATTTTGCCCCTAACGACAAGCCAGTATTTGTAGTCCCACTAAGACTAACAAAACCTCCGCCCCATTTAATTCCTGTTCCAAGTGAATTAACTATAAAAGCATTAGAAGTTGTAGGCTGGCTTAATGAATTGCCACCAACACTTACACCAATAACTTGTGTAGCGGGAGACATGATATTAAAGTCCAGTTCCGCTCCAATGCAATAATTACCTGTTAAAGAAGCAATGGCTCTTGTAGGAGCATCTTGACAAAGAGTGTTTACACCCCAAACTGAAGAATTATTAGCAACAGATTGAACTGCAGCAAATAATCCAACGCCATTTCCTTGTCCTGCGCCATTTGTTCCCGACGCATTCTTAACATAAGCAGCTAATCCTGTATTGTTTATCGTTGTTGTTCCTGCAGTTATATCTGCAACACTTTGAATTGTATCGCTAAAGGTGACGCTGGGATAAATAGCTGAATAAATGCTGTTTGCAGCCGTAGATGTTTTTTGGGCGACAACATTATTTTGAAATAACTGTGTCCCTGACCAAACATTATTCTGTGCCAACAACGGCATAGCCGTCCAAGTCGTGCCAATTTTATATTGGAGCGGAGTGCCTGTCGGCAAAGTCTGAGTGCTATCCCAACCCCATTGCGGAGTCATGTTAGGCGCAGCAACTGCGGCCTGCAAAGCAATCAGACTAACACCTGCTACCAAGAATTTCTTCATGTTTATCCCCACGGCGATAAGGTCGCAGCAATCGCCATCAATGTTGCCATCTGCCCAGATGTGTAACCATAAGTCGTCTGACAAAGTGCGTAAAGTGGACTTCCGACCACAACATACGAACTTGTGTAAAATTGCACCGTCGCAGCATTTGCCCAATCCGGGTTAATCGCCTGCACCAACAAATTCGGATCAGCCGGAGTAGGCATCAACGGCAACGCATCAAAAAACTGATTTTTCGTAACTTTAATTGTGGCCCCAGCAATATCAATCGGAAGTGCGATCCATTGTCCAACTGCTGTTGAAATGTAAAAAGTGGCAACACCGACAGTTTGAACAATACCGACGCTTCCAGCAATCGCCCCGATATAAGATCCATGCGAAGCAAACACTGTAATGTCATGGCCAGATTGATTAGCCACAATCATAATCATGCCCGGAAGGGCTTGCGGCAGCACAACACCCGCGCCAGACGCCGCACTCGTCACATTCGTGATGGTATTTGAAATCTGGTAGGAATTATTAACATTCCCACCTGCAGTTGCCGTTATACCTTCCGAATAAGCCCAAAGCGGATACGCCAGCCCGTCATTAAGCTGGTTGCCATCTATCAGCCGGTATCCACCGGGAAATTCTTGGAAGGCAATCATTCCGAATACCTTTTAATACTGCAATGTGGTCAAAACCGCAGTGCTGGTAGATGTCGCGCAATACAAGGCAGAAGTAGACTTCGTAAGATCAAGCGTAACGCCAGATGGCAGAGCAAAACCTGTTGTGCTGCTCACCCCTGACGGGCCAAGATAAATTGTCGAGCCTGACGTGTTCGACACAAATCGTCCCGCAGATGATGTCGTGACCGCTGCCAAAACCTGCACCGTTCCCGCAGTCGTGCAAGTCACCTGTGCTGCCGCAGGAGTTCCTCCTGCAAAAGCCT